AATAATCAAATAATCAATTATAATTTCTTATTTTTAGTAAGAAGTAAGAACGAAAATATGAGAATAATCAAATAATCAATTATCCAAATATTTTAAAATAGGTAAGAATTACTAATAAGTAAGACTAATATTTATTTTCTTACCATAAAAGCTTTAAAATACTTATTTTATTTATTTATGTATTCATTTTACATCTTATGAGTAAAAAGTTTAGGAATATATTCTTTATAATATTATCCGATGGATGAAACTAATTTTACACCAAAAATGGAGCGATGGGTTTTCTATAATAATATAAATAATTATACAAGTATGCATCAAGTAGTACGTAACTCCTACCGAAAATTATTATTTAATAGAAATAATATAAAATTTGATAGTAAGAATAAAGAAATGTTAAGATATGATGATAAATTGAGAGAAACTATTGAATCCGAATTATATAAACAAAATATCAAAAGTGATGAAAGAACAGAAAATAATACATATTTATTCGTTAAACATCTTATTTTTATAGATGATGATAAGGTTCGTTGTCTTCATAAAAAAATTAGATATGAAATATTTGATAGAGAAGTAATTGATAATATAATTTCTGATGATGAAGAATATGAAGTTGATAGTGATGTTGATCTATAAATATTAATACCCTTATTGGGTTTTCATAAATTAATAAATCTTAATAATAAAAGTATTTTATAACTTATAACTTAAAACTTTAATATTTTATAATTTATGGGTAATGACTACGAAAATATTGTTATGATACATGCGTTAGTTCCTAATATATTGAGTGAAATAATTACATACTTGAAGACAACTTACGATTATAGTTATTATGGAAAAGTTAAAATTCTTAATACTTATAAAACTGCATTTGAATTTTCTATCATAACTAAAAATCATCCTTTCATTGAACTTGAAGAAATTTTTAAGAAATATGAAAATCAAATATTCATTAAAAATCTTTGGACTGATAAAGAAGATGGGTTTAGTGGAATAGAAATTTTTGATAGTAAACACGGTGGACATAATACCTTCTTATGGTTTCAACCAGCAGACCTTTATATTAATCAAGTTCCTACTTCTTGGAATTCTATAAATTATTAAAATAGAGAGAAATTAAATATTAAAAGTTATTTAATATTTAATAAAATGAATGAAATCAAAAAGAAAAAGCTAGGAAGACCTTTTGGTACTCATAGAAATAAAAATTTTGGTTTCATTAATAGGAATGACGTTCCCGTTATTCTTCTTCCCCCTCCTGGATATATTCCTATGACAGACGAACGATTCCAATATTTGATTTCTAAACAGAAAGAATGGGCAAGTGAGTATTTAATCTATAAACATAATAATACAAATTATAAACGAAATAAAGAATGGTTCAAAGAATATTTCAAAAAATATAACGAAGAAAAGAAATTAGATAAAGATTTTGAAGAACAACAAAATCAACATTAATGAAATGATTTATTATGTTTATATTTTGAACTTAAATTTATTATTTTATTACAAATAGGACAAATCCATTTTTGACTATCATATTGGTTCCTTTGTTCTTTATGTTCTTGTCTATATTGTTGTCTATGTTCTTTATGTTCTTTATAATATTGGTTATGTCGTTCTTTCATTTGTTCTTTATGTTCTTCATAATATTTTTTATGTTTAGTGTTAATTTCTTCTTTATTTTCTTTATAATAATGGTTCTTTTGTTCTTTAATATATTCTTTATTTTCTTCTCGGTATATTTTATAATATTCTTCTTTTGTTTCTGCACCAAATGCTTTAATAGAATTTAATTTTGCTTTTCGTTCAACTCTTATTTCTTCTTCTCTCTTTTCTGCTTCTCTCTTATCATTACACGGATATTTTTCAACTTCTAACATAATCCAATTATCCCAACTTCCATTATCTCTAATAAATTTATATTTTAATTGATTATATGATTTTGATTTTTCATTATTACAACTTATTTTATGAGAACTTTTTCGTTTAGTAAAATCAGTTGTTGAACCAATATATTCTTCTGTTATATTATCATCTTTACATTTAATAACATAAATAATTGTTTTAGAATAATCAGTTGGTAATCTTGGCATCCTATAATATCTTATAATATCTATTTAAATTATTTTCTTCTTTCTTCGTCCTCTTCCACTTGCACTAATAGGTTCACCGTATAGTTCTATTTCTCTCTGTTTTCTATCTTCTAGAAATTTTCTATTCCTTTCTTCCATTTGGGAACGCATTTGTTGTTGGTGCGTATCAAACCAAGCATTTATTTCTGCATCAGATTTTTTTGGTACTGGTTGAGATAGAATATCTTTTGGAGTTGGTTCTTTTTTGAATGATAAATCGGTTCTTGTTCTTGGAGCATGAATAGATTGATCTATTGAATATGGTTCATGTGAAATTCTAATAGGTTCAGATTCAACAGGAGTTTTTCCTAAAATATATACAGCTAATGCGATAGCCAAAGCTACACCAATTGTAGCTATTACATATTTAGCTATATCATAAGCACTTGTCTTTTTTCTGGCTCCACCAGATTTTTTATTACCAGTAAGTTTAAGAATTTCATTTGCGACTGATTTCAAAGTGCTTTCAGGATACATAAATTTTAGAGCATCCAACATATTTTTAGCAATAGGATCTAAACGAACACCACCTTTCATAATATTATAAAATATTATAATATTATCATATTCCTAATAATTTCCTATTAAGATCTACCCATTTTTTCGTATATTCTTGGACTTTCTTACTTAAAATAATCTTCAATTTATTTATTTCTTTTATTTTAAACATTTTATATAATTTTTCTTCAATTGGTACAACATAAACTTTATTTAGTTGGAATCTACAATATTCTAAATTAAAATTAACAATCTCATTTCTATTTCTCTCTACTTTTACAAAATTAGAAATAATATCTAATTGATTAATAATATTTTGTAATAATCCAATATTACTATTTAAAAATTCAGTAAGAATAGAAATCAATTTAATATTCTTTTTTGGATCTAATGAGAGAAGAGTATATAATCGTTTCAGAGCTTTAAAAAAATTACCTTCATTAATTAATTTATGTATATCTTGTTTTAGAGTTTTCTGTTTTAATTTCTTACTTGGTTGAAAATTAATGAATATCGTATCATTTACATCTAATAATAAATTATAAATATTACAAATTGTATTTATTTGAATATATTTTTTTGTATTATGAACCGAAGTAATCCAAATATTTCTCTCTTTTTTGAGTTGTTGAATATGAGAATTTAAATCTTTAACAATTACCTTTTCATTCAAATCAAAATCACTATTATAAGTAAGAGATTGAATGCTTCCAGAACCAATAAGATAAGGATTATTACCAATACTTATTTTATGTATATCTTCTTGTAATATTTCAGGTAAATTTTCAATTTTTCTCTCTTTGAGTAAAAAATCCATTATTATAATATATTAATATTATAATATGAACTTTGAAGGTATTGGTCCTATAATAGCAGAAATTTCTAATCCACAATATAAGAAGAATAAACCTATTCATCTTGCGAAAGATACAGAAATGAACCAAATAAAAGATAGTTTCAATAAATTAATATTGGATGACCCAAAAAGTAAATTTGAACTTGGTATAAATAAAGATTTAGAACGATTAATTGCTTATATAGCTGGTGCTTCTGGTTCTGGTAAAAGTTTTTTCGCTTCTCAAATCATAAAGAAATATAAGAAAGCTTATCCTAAAAATGAAATATATTTATTTTCATCTGTTGATAAAGATAGTTCTTTGGATAGTTTAAAAATCAATAGGATAAATTTAGAAGGTCTTTTAGAAGAAAAGTTAGATATTAATGATTTTGAAAATTCTATGATTATCATGGATGATATTGATAGTATTTCTAATAAGAAAATAAAGAATATTGTTCTTGATATAGCTAATGAGGGATTACAAAGAGGAAGACATAGTAAGACATCATTAATATTTACAAACCATATTCTTTGTGATGGAAGACAAACTAGACATATTTTGAATGAAGCTCATTCAATTACTATTTTTCCAAAAAGTGCAAATTCAAGAAATCTAGATTATCTTCTTGGTTCTTATATTGGTTTATCAAAACCTGAAATACAATATGTTAAACAAATGGATACTAGACCATGTACCATTATAAAATCTTACCCACAAATAATAATGTCAGATCATGAGATATCATTTTCAAAAGATATACTAACTCCTACGAATGATACAAAATAAAAACAACGAACTTTGTTCATTTCTTTTATTCAAGACCCCAAAGGGGTAAAAATAAAATATTACAATAATCTATAATGACTATTAAAGATTATTATGCATTTTTGAGAGAAGTTAAACAATTACATTATCCTAATTCATCTTTGAAGGATATTAAGAAAATGAAAAATGTTAAAGACGCTTATGAATGTAAAAAGATAGAAGAAGAATGTAGAAAATGCCATAATGCTAATTATTTTGAAGTTCCAAAACCAAAAACTATTCCAACACATCAAACTACTAAAAAACCAAAATCTATTCCACCAACACCAAAACCACAACATAAAACATCAACAAAATCTATTTCAAAAATACCATTAACTATGACAGTATTTGAACCAAAACCAACAAATATGAATAAAATTCAAAAATATACAACACCTAATAAGTATATAATTAATGATGTACCATATCTTATTAAAAATTTGGATAAACCTAATATTGATATTTTATTATTTCAATCAGAATATTTTAAAAATATAGTTCAACATACTAATTTAATAAATGAAATTAATAGTATAATATCAACAATAAAACGAACACAAGATGTGACTATAATTGAAGAATTTTTAATAGATAATAATGTATGGACTAAATTTAAGAGAGAAGCATTTACTTATTGGAGTAGTAAATTACCATTAAGACAAGCAACAAAATTAATAGATACAGCATTTAATAAATTTATTAAATATCTTATGAGTATAATAACACATGTTATAACAAATATTTATTAAGATAAATAATAAATTAGGCAACAAAGTTACCTAATTTATTATCAAATCCGCTATGCGGATAAAGGATAATTACTTATTAATAATTCTATTGTTGGTTTATGAAATTCTTTATTTATATTATATTTAAGTTGAATTTCATAAATATAAAAATCTTTGAATAATTTTCTTATATTATTAGAATCATTATAAGATAAAATAAATAGTCCTTTTATTGTTTTACATATGTTCAATATATCAATAGGATAAACGGTATGATGTTTATAATAATTTAAATTATCAATAGCAACTTCATAAGGAGGATCTAAATAAAAAAAAGCATCTTTATAATTAAATTGATGAATAATATCTCTATAATCTTCATTAAGTATGATAACATTTTTCAATCTTTCCTTATAAGGTACAAAATCAGTTTTAATAATTCTTGGTTTATCTCTTTTAGAATAAATCTTACCCATACTATTAAATGATGCTTTATTTCTCTCTATTAAGCTAATAACATCTTTCTTATCTTTAATAGAATTAAAATATTTAGCAGTTATAGTTCTTGTAATATTATCATTAATATATTTGGATCTATTTTGTAAGCCTTTTAATATTTTATAAACATCAGAATCTAAATCATTAATAACTTCAATAATATTAGGATCTTTCTCTCTTTCAAAAAAAACAGAACCACCACCAAAGAAAGGTTCAATATAATATTTTATATTATTAGGAATATAATATACTATTTCTTTTGCGATTAATGATTTACCTCCAATTCGTCCAAATGGTTTTTTCATATTATTATATTATATTATATTATAAGACATTCCAAAATAATATATTCTTATCTTTATTATTTTTATAATAATATAAACAAATTTCAAATGCTTTTAAATCATAATTTGGGGTAGAAGGAAAATCTATTTTAATTTTACTTTCTTTATCAAATGATTTATGATATTTTATAATTGTTAAATTATCATATTTTTCTTTAAAATCTTTACCAACTTGAACTCCAAATACTTTTATTTCTTTTGGAATTGCATTTATTATACTTGATACTAATGTTCCTGAACCAATAGCACACCATATTTCATTAGGTAATTTATCTAATTTATTTAGTACTTGTTTAACTCTTACTGATAATATTTCTTTATTAATATTATCATTAGCACCAAAATTAATTTTATGAGTAAAAGGTTTATCTTTACAATATTCTCTCGTTTTCTTTTCTATAACAGATAAATAACCATAAGGAACTTCTATTATATTAGCATCATATTCTAAACATTTAAGAGTATTATTATGTTTTATATTTCGTTTAGCACAAAATATAGTTGCTATTTTATTTACAGATTTACAATAAGCAGATAATGCGATTTGAAAACCCCCATAAACTGGACTGGCATAAACAAATTCTTTAATATTTGGATTATCTATATAAGGTAATAAAATACTTTTAGTTCCTCCTTTTAATAAGTCATCTCTTAAAATATTAATACCATAATGATTTTCAATAATTATAGGATAGTTCATATTATAATATTATTATATTACAATAATATAATAATGTCTTATAGGAATAATCAACAAATAAATCAATTTCTTAATGTGCTTCAAGCAGAAATTCAAAATTTAACTGGTTTATCAGGTCAAACAGGTCCAGCTGGACCTACTGGTACAAATGGTTCAACTGGTCCTATTGGTCCTACTGGTGTACAAGGATCTACTGGACCAATTGGTCCTACTGGATATACAGGACCAGCAGGACCAGTTAGTTTACAAAGTTTAGCACAAACATTAATAGCAGGTAATTCAGCAGGAGCATCTGATATAGATATGAACTCAAATGATATTACAAATGTTGATACCATTTCTTCTGAGGTTGGATTTAATTTATCATTATCTTCAAGTGATAATATTGTATTAAATTCAACTGGAATAAATCTTACTGGGAGTGATTTTATAAATATTACTGCTAATAATGACGCTATGAGTTTGACTGCTGGGGACGATATTACTTTACAATCCCAAGAAAAAGGAATTATTATAAACGGAGGAGACGGTAATGGCGGAACTAACAATATTACATTAACAACAATTAATGGAACTGGAAGTGGAGGTGGTATTGGGAGTATTGTTTTGAATTCTGCTGGTGATACTCAAATTACCTCTGCTAATAATACTCAAATTTCCGCTGTTAATAGTTTGGATTTAAATGCTATAAATATAAGTGTTAATGCGACAGATAATGTCAATATTGTTGCTGGTGAGGATAATATCAGTATGACCGCGAAAGATAATATTACGTTGACTTCAACAGAACAATCTATAATAATGAATTCTACAACTGGTTCAAATACGATTACTGCTTCAAATGTCGGTATATATTCTACTGCTGGTGGTGTAGAAATATCTGCTGTTGCGGATAGTATTAATTTTATTACTCCTCAAAAAACATATTTCAATCTTACAACTGAACTGACTGGGGACGGAGAAATTAATTTAACTAATATATCAAGTCCATCAGATTTAACTTTACAAACTGGGGGAACTGGGGTTTTAAGTATAAATGCTGGTGATAATATCCAATCAAATTGCGGTGAAAACTTTTTCGTTCAAACCAACTCTACAACTGGTATAGTTAATTTTAATACTGGTGATTTATTTAATGGAGGTGGTATAATATGGAATGGAAGACCTATGGGTATTACATTTTTTAATAAATGGAATGGAGGGTTTAATTATTCCACTCCTAATGCTTGGGAAATGGTTAGACAAAATTCAATAACATTCCCTCCTCAATTCTTATATGGAACTTACGCAGTTCAATTTAGTATAAATTGTTCTAATGTAGGGTCTCAACCAGCAGATAAAGGACTTGCTATGTATTTTAATTTTATAGACGGAGGAAGCAATACTTATAATGGATTTTCTTATAATCAAAATTTTCCATTTGCGAACTGGTTCAACGCAAGTGGGTATACAAATACTTCTCAAACACCTCTATCAATTACTTATACTGATTATTTTGATTTTAATGGTGCGGTAAATAATTTAGAACTACAAATCAATTGGTATGCTGATAATCCTCAACCTCAAAATGATTTTTTTGTATCAACTACATTTACTCTTATGACTTTAATTTAAATATCTTAATTATATATGACAGATCCTTTACTAACAGAAGAAGACGAAAGGTTTGTAATGTTTCCAATTGAATATGACGATATATGGTCTTTGTATAAAAAGCAAGTAGATTGTTTTTGGAGAACCGAAGAAATAGATTTGTCAAAAGACTTAATTGATTGGAACCAAAAACTAACTCCTAACGAGAAGTATTTTATTTCAGTAATATTAGCATTTTTTGCGTCATCAGATGGAATAGTGAATGAAAATTTGGGGGTACGATTTATGAATGAAGTAAAAGTAAGTGAAGCGAGAGCATTTTATGGTTTTCAAATAGCGATGGAAAATATCCATAATGAAACTTATTCTCTCCTTATTGATACTTTGATAAATGATAAAAGAGAGAAACATAAATTATTTAATGGAATCAAATCTTTTCCTTCCATTAAAAGAAAAGCTGACTGGGGTAAGAAATGGATATCTGATAGTAGTAATTTTGCTACAAGATTAGTTGCTTTTGCGTGTGTAGAAGGTATAATGTTTTCAGGATCATTTTGTTCTATCTATTGGTTAAAGAAAAGAGGATTAATGAATGGATTAACTTTTTCAAATGAATTGATTTCACGAGATGAAGCATTACACACAGAATTTGCTATTCTTCTTTATTCTAAATTAAGAGAGAAAATATCAAAAGAACAAATACAAAATATTATTAAGGAAGCAGTAGACATAGAAATAGAATTTATTTGTGAAGCATTACCATGTAGATTAATTGGAATGAATAGTGATAGTATGAGTAAGTATATAAAATTTGTAGCAGATAGATTAGCAATTCAATTAGGATGTAATAAAATATATAATGTAAATAATCCATTTGATTTTATGGAAATGATTTCAATAGAAGGTAAGACTAACTTTTTTGAAAGAAGAGTAAGTGAATATTCTCTTTCTACAAAAGATAAAACAGAAGAACTCCAATTTGATATTTTATAAACTTATTATATATAATGGTTTCTATGTCAGAAGTATTTTATGTTGGACTATATACTGCATTAATAGGATTTACTCTTTCAATAGCAAGATACGCATACAAATCAAAATGTTCAAAGATAGATTTATGTTGTATTAAAATAGAGAGAAATACAGAAGGAGAAATTAAAGAAGATATTTTAGAAATAGAAAGACATCCTGAAACCAAAGAAGAAACAAAATCTAATATTAATAATATATAATGCCTATTATAGATAATCCAAAATTATATGAAAAAGTAAAGAAATATGCTGATAAAATTTATTCAAAACCAAGTGCTTACAAATCTGGGTTCATAGTTAAAACTTATAAAGAACTGGGTGGTACATATACAAATGATAACAAACCTAAAAATCTTAAAAGATGGTATTTAGAAAATTGGGAAAGTATATCAAAACCAAATGAATATCCAGTTCTTCGTCCTACTAAAAGAGTAAGTAATAAAACACCATTAACATCAAATGAAATATCTCCAACAAATTTAAAAAAACAAATTAAATTAAAACAAACGTATCAAGGTAAGAAAAACCTTCCTCCATTCCGTCCCTCTGGGATAGAGACCAAAGGTCTCAAAAAAATAAAAAATAATAATATAATGACACAAATAATTTATATAACTGAATCACCAAGATTATTTAAAAAGTATCGTGTATATTTAAATGATGGAACTTATTATGATTTTGGATTAGATAAATCTCAAACATATTTAGATCATCATGATAAACAAATAAGAGAGAATTATAGATTAAGACATTTAGGAAATGCGAAAGAAAAAGAATTAATAGAAAATCTTATACCAAGTCCCTCTTTATTCTCTTATTATTTACTTTGGGGAGATAATATTTCTCTCGTTGATAATATAGCAAATTTGAATTCGTTATTTATAAAAAAATATAAAAGTAAATAATAATAATATGAGGAACCAAATACCAAAACTTAAAACAATTAAATATACAAAGACAAGAGAAGAACAAGAAGAAGATTATACTGGAAGATTGATATTAATAGAAAGTGATAATCCAAATTTTTCTCATGAAGTATATGATTTTAAAAGTGGAGTATTTAGGGGATACACTGGTAATAAAAATTATAAAAAGAATATAGAAAGTAAGAATGAAGAGAGAAAAGAAGAATAAAATATTTCTAATAATATATATGCCATTTGTTATTAGAAAAGTAAGAAATCAAAATTTATATTCTGTTAAGAATATTGAAACTGGTGAAATTCATAGTAAGGGTACAAGTAAAGAAAACGCAATCAAACAAGTAAGATTATTACAAGCCATAGATCATGGATTTAAACCAACATTAAGAGGAGGTTCTCTCAATTCTATAAAAAATAATACAATATATAAACTTCTTAAACAATTTTATACTGATACTCAAATATATAATATTTCAAAAGAAATTATAAAAATAGGAAATACAAATATTAAAATGAAAGGTGGATTTTTAAGTAAGACTAAAACAACTGATTTAACAAAATATGCACTTTATTTAATTTCTACTTTTGGATTAGCATTATGTTTAGCATTTGCACATCAATACATAAATCAGATGACACATAATAATAATTATGATAAACCATATGAACCAACTTATTTGGATGAAGATACGGTAAGATTATAATATTAAATTATTTATTATTATATGAATGAATTTTTTATAAATCCTAATAGAAGAGAGTTAAATGAGAGAACATTAAAAGAAGCAATTGAAAGATTACCTTTATTCTGTACTGATGATGATATTAAAAGATATTTAGGTCATCAAATGAAAATTTATAAATATAGTGAATTGGATGATATTGTAGATATTAGTCATATTTTACCAGTAGATAAATCATGTTGTATTATCTTAATAGAAAATGAAAAGAATTCAGGTCATTTTGTTTCTCTTGGAAGAAAAGATAATAAAATTATACAATTTGATAGTTATGGATCTACTATTGATTATGAATTAAAATTTATTCCTAATATGATGTTAAATATATTAGGAGAACAACGAAATACAGTAAAAAATTTAATTGAACGAAGTGGATTAGAAACAATACATAATAAGACACGATTTCAAAATACTAAAAAAGTATTTGGATATGATTCTAATATTTGTGGAAGAGCATGTATTATATTTTGTCAATTATTGATGTTAAATTATTCACTAGAAGAAATGAAAGAATTTATAGACTATAAAAGGTATGAATATGAAAATTTATTTGATGTTGAAACTTTACCATATGATATAATTTTCTCTCTTTTGGTAAGATAAGAAATATAATATTTATAATATTATATGTCTTCTAATAGCTTACTTCAACAGAATCTATTATTTCCAAGAATTTCAGCGGGGTTTGGTACATCATCTGATTTAGGAGCAGTTACACTTACTTTTCCATTTACTTATAATAATCCACCAAATGTTTTTATAACAGTATCAAATATTCCTTATTATGTAAATATTAGTAATGTTACCACTACAACGTTTCAAGTTCAAATATACGATATGAATGATGATTTAATAGCTACACCGTTTGATTGGTTTGCGATTAATCAAAATGCAACAGATCAATAAATATAATATTAAGTAATAATATATGGATGGTTTAAGAATAAGAAAACAACGAAATCAAATGTTATATCATATTCACGATATGACTGGTAATATTATTTCTTCTCATCCTTCAAAGAGAGAAGCAAATAAAAATTTAAAAATGATTCTACAAGGCGGGGTACGTATTCACCCAAAGATTAAAGAACATTTAGATTATCTTACTTCTTTCTATACTCCTGAATATCTTACCAAATTAGCAAAAGATATTTTAAATTATGGAAGTAAGAAGGTTAGCAAGTTGGCTTATGAATTAATTAAGATTTTAGGAATTACAGTAGCAACACTTTTAGCTCATCAGTTATTAGCACAATTTGGAATTTCAAGTAATGAATTAACACGATATGATTACCAAAACTATATTAATTCTTTACCAACTAAAAAGTAAGCTAATGAGAGAAACTCATAATTGTTTGTTGAAGTAAGAAACAATAATCAAATTAGACCATAACTCAATCACAATTATAACTGATATTTATAATTGTGTAAAACATGACTGGCGACATCATAATTAATAATGAAATACTAATTGACATCATATTACAATCATAAAATAGTAATTGATAATGGGTTCAATAAAAAATTTTTTATTGAAACACCGAACAATATGCGATTATGACAGCATTATCGTCATGTAATACTATCTTTCTCTCTATTTTAGTCATTTTCAGTCTAAATTCATAATTATAAATGTTATTTATAATTGTGATTGAGTTATGGTCTAATATGATTATTGTTTATTACTTCAATTTGCGATTATGGAACAGGAGTTGCTGGAACCAAAATTGCAGACCATGCTACCGTAACTGTTTGGTAATTAGTTGCTGGTGCTGTATAAGTTTGAACTATTTGAAATCCAGTATTACTTATGCTTTGAATTGTAAAAAATATAGTCGGCCAAACAGGTCCTTCTGTATTTTGTAAAAATATAAGAGGATAAGAACCTGATGGAAATGATGTCCCAAAAGTAACATTAGTTACTTGGTCCGCATCAGTAGTAACTATACCAGTCTGAATAGTTGCGGTCGTTGGAAGGTTCAACAAAGTATGTGCCGACATTATAATATTATAAAGATAATAATTATTATAATTTTTGCTAAATTATATTGATGATAAATTTATATAATATTGTGCTCCATTTATATTAACTCTTAATTGTTGTGTTGCGGTAGCAGATGCATTAAAATATATAACTGCATCGGTAGTTCCAAATGATGGGTCTCCACCTTGATTAGCATATATAGTATTATTAACAGTTAAACTATATGGATTTGATACAGTTACATCACCAGTTAAAAATATTTCTCCTGATTGTAGGGTTGATGAAGTATATCCTAATGTTAATGTATCTTGATAAACTGTTCCAATTGATGAAAGTGTTTTAAATTGTATATTTGAATTATTACCTGATGCTTGAATAACATATGAAGAATTAAGAACATTATCTCCTAAATATATATTTCCAGATGGTACATAAATATCATCGGCACCATTTTTTCTTCCTAATACAATTTGATTATCAATTCCAGTTAAAATAGGTTCAGATCCAGCGCCAATAAGAGTTAAAAAATTATAAGAATAAGTATCTGTATCTATTTGTGTAGCAGTATTACCAATATAAGTATTATTTGAACTTAAACCAACATCATTTTCTCCTGCACTAAAACCTACCGCAGTATTATAACTACCATTACTATCTAATAAAGTAAAACAACCATATGCTGAATTAGAATTGCCAGTTGTTAAAGTATTTGAACTACTATATCCAACTAATGTATTTCCATTCCCATTTAAATAAGTTGCGATAGAAGAACCATATAAAGTATTAAATGATATATTATTAAAATTTATAGTATCATAATTATATCCTAATGCACTATTATCATTAGGTAATTGTCCTACGGTTCCTACTACATTTTGAACGAATGCTGTATTTGCTACTAAATATGAATTATCTTGACTATCTTGTGTAGCACATGTTATTTCTGCATCTTCAAAATTATTAGATGATGTATTCGTATATGTATTAATTGTATTTGTTGAAACATTACCTCCACCACCACCTCCTGCTTCTGTTTGTTGTGAACCATTTGGAAATTGAATATATCCATTTGTTAAAATCAAATTTCCGTTTAACTTTGAATTCTCTAAATTTGAAAAAGTATTTGATGACATTATACTATAAGATATTATTTTAAAGAAATCTTAATTCAGGATAAATTCTTGGATCATTAGAACTTCTAAAAAGATGTCCTCCTTGTACTGGTGTATCTGCTAATGGTAAATTAGCCGGTCTAGCATTTAATCTCATATAATTATATTGTTGAATATATGGTGTAACCGTATCAATTAATTCTTTCATTTGATTACCAAAATCTAAAATAGAATTACCATAAGCTGAATATTCTTGTTGTGTTATATCATTTTCAATTAATAATTCTTCTAAATCATCTGGAACACCATTTTCTATTTCATCTAATACATCTGAACCTTCTCCTAATAATTGTGTTGGAGTATTTCTTAATTCACTAAATAATCTTTTAATATATAATTCTTGTTGTGGAGAGAAATAATTATAAATAGTTAAAACATTATTAACTATATAATTTGTATCATCTATAAGATTTGTTCCACCTTCTATAAATAATTTTAATAAATCTTTTACTGGTAAATTATGATCTAATATTTGTCTTGATTTTAAAGAAAGTTTTTGTAAAATCACTAATAGATTCTGATAAACTTGTGTTACTTGTGATTTTGTTGGAGCTGTACTTAATTGAAAATTATCTTCTTGTGCTGTTTCTGTTTTATTCATTCTCTTCTTAACTCTGTTCAATTCGTCTGTATCTAAATTATTATAATTTGCGGTTGATGGATAACCTAAAAGAGGCATTTATATATACAAAGATTTTAATAAAGTCCATTTTGTTTAATATGTGCACTTGCCTGTCCCAAAGTCATACCATGTTGTTTCATTAATTGAGAAATAAGCTGTCCTCTTGCTGATGGTGCTTTTGCTGTTCTTGGTTTACGACCTAATCCTATTTTCTTATTAATAATATCACCAACATCCTTTCCTCCCATTCCACCTAATGTAGCGCCAACAGCAGATCCTAATGGACCTCCTACTTCTCCTACCAATCCACCTAAACTCGCTCCTAAAAATCCAGTAGCAGATGGAATAACTGCTCTTGCGTATTTCTTAAAAGTAGGAGATGTATTTTTATAATCTTGTTTAATATCACTTCCTATTTTCTGAAATGATTTTTTAATGTTTGAAGGTTTCAAAGCATTACCAATATCTTTGAGAGAAAGTCCTCTCTTACCAGCTACAAATGGTCTAGGTAAAGAACGAACATAATGACCTTGAATATGATGAACTTTGCTTGATTTCTTTGTCGTATAATCTAACTCGTTTGGATGCGTCATAGAAAGCATACCTTTTGTTCGTCCAGCACCTTTTGGTTTTCTTCTTGAAATTGGATGTTTCAAAGGAATATTAAGTGATGGATGAGAATTTGTTGTAGGTTGAAGCATACTAGTTTCTTGTTTATATATTTGTGAAGTATTAACTGACGATCCTCTTCGTCCAGCCGTTACTGCTAAACTTTCAGGATAAATAATTGGATACCTTGATGAAGAATTACCACTCATAATATGAGTTCTTGGTCTAGTTCCTCCACGGAGACCACTAAAATCATTTACCAAAGGGGTAAAAGCATTATTAAGAGCAAATCTCATATCCAACTCTTTAATTCTGTTATTCACTCTTTGATTATACAAATCAGTACCAATTGGTCCAGCTGGATTTCCACTCATTATATTATCTATTAATATTTTTATTTTCCCAATATCTATTTTTATTATATTTCTTAATTCTTTCTCTCTTTTGTTCATTATTATAATAACTATTTTGTCTTGCTAAAAGCCTTTCCCTATTCAATTTATAATATTCTTTCAATTTATTTTTATTTGTTTCATAATATTTTTTACTTCTCTCTGTTGGAGTTCTTGAAGGAATATATCTATTAACTGCATCTTGTTCTTTTTCTAAATATTCTCTTTCTTTTAAAAATCTATTATTTAAATCTTCTAAATTATTATATTCAATTTCTTCTAAAATTATTAATTCATAATTTCCATTTTTTAATATCTCATATGAAGAACAATAATTTAATTTATTATTTTCCTTATATTTATTAAAATAACATTTATGTATTGATATCCTCTTTTTTATATTTTTGGTACTCCCTATATAACATTTATTATTTGTCTTATCTAAAAGTTTATAAAATGTAATTTTCATTTTATAAATCATAATATTTTATTTTTTTATAATTCAACGAGTTCCTCGTTTTGATTAAAAATCTTACCCAAAAGGTAAGATTTGTTAATTTAACGAACCAATCTATGTAATTTAGATTTTCTATGCATCATTCCACCACTAATTCCACTTTGAAGTCCACCTCCACTAATTCCTGCTTGAAGACCACCTCCTAGCATCCTCTTATGTGCTATACCTTTATGATGTTTCATGTTTTTAGCTGGATGTCTAGCCATCATAGATCCACCCATAACTCTATCATAAACTCCTCTTGATATTTCAGGAACTTCCGAAGATTCAGATGTTGTCAAAACCAACTCTTTTGATAGAATAGAAATAAATGTGCTAGATTGACCTTGTTCCGTAATAAACAACCCACTATTAGCACACACCACCACAATTTCAGGCTGGATAGTTGTACCAGGATAGTTATTTGTTACGTTCAGTTGAAATTGAACTTGAAACTGACCGATACTATTAGGAGCAAGATAATTAGGAAGAGATAACATAGTAGGATCAATAACCAAAACAGAACCAGTTGTAGAAACAGCAGAACCTTCTCCCGAAGTAGCGTTAAATTGAGCTTTACCCGACCATTCCAAGAAATTCTGATTAGAACCGGCTGCCGAACTCATAGCCCACAATTGTGCTGTCGTATAAGACGACAAAAGACCACTAGCGTTATTGAAATTCACCGAAACACTATTAATTGTAAAGAAACTAGCACTATTTTTAGGAGTTTGTTGTGACATAGGAATTCTACATGTGATAATAAAATAATCAGGAATACAAGAAATCTGAATAGTATTAGAATTAACAACAGTAGGAACATTATAAACACAACCAGGAGTTCCATTTGAGTTTGTCAAATATCTAGGTGTATCCCAGTATTGAACAACATTCTTCGCAGAAATAATTTGAGAAGGTTGAGAAGAGAGAAAGACAAAGTTGAAAAGAGTATTGCTAAAAGCATTCTGTCCGTTCCATCCCAACGAAACTGAATAAGGTCCAGTATAAGGGAAAGCTGTACTCCAAAATCTCTTACACGAGTTATCAAGAGAAAAGTTAAACGAAATAGTATTAACTCCAACAAGACCAGCCGATCCATATTCACAATCCGTATAAGTAAAAGGAGAAAGACACAAAATAGGTTCTTCCACCGTAATTTGAAGTTGAATAACCCAGTAATCCGTCGTAGCAGTAGAAAGAAGACTATCATCAGTAAGAACCCCACCTACATAATGTGCTACATCATTAACAGTAACTGGATAAGCTCCTCGTGGAAGTTGATCTATATCATAAGAAGCATCTCCATAGTTTCCAAGAGGATTATTAGCAGTATTAACACCACTAGAATACAAAGCATACTGACTATCAACAAATGAAGGTGTCGTAGAGTTATATCTATACAATTCACGAGAGTTATTCATTCTCAAAAGTGAATCCATAATATCTTGCACGTTCTGTGAAACCGAACAGTTATTAATAGTTGCTTGTGATGTCGTAAATAGACGATTAAGAGGAAATGATTGAAGAGCATCAGTAACTCCAAGATTAAATGCTAAACTATCAAGTGGGACACCAGCACCCGTAGTAGAAGAACCAATATTAATAGTAAAATTAATGGTAGAACGAATGGTACATTTTCTATCAATAATGATATTTTCTGATGGAACGTTAATTTGAGCTGTAATAGACGAATTTGTAGCACTCGTAGGGGAAAATGAATAACCTGTATTTTGACTACCTGACATTTTAACGGCAAATTCTAGATCCGAGGTAATATCGGCAATTCTACTATCTGTTATTAGAACGGTTGAAAAGGCACTCATATATTATTAGTAAAGAATATAATTTTGATAATATTCTTTATTTATATTCTTTGAATATCTGATAAATAATTAAGCAACATGTTGCTTAATTATTTATTTTAACTCAAATAGAGAGAAATATATTAATTCCTATAATTCCTATAATTCCTTAATATGTATAAAAGGGACTTGTCCCTTTTATACATAATCTGATAAAGAATTAGGCAACAAAGTTGCCGAATTCTTTATTTAATATGCTTGTCTTTTCTTAAACATTACTAACATAGAAAATGTTTGAGAACTTGCTAAAAGAAATGGATTGAATTGACCTAAATAATCCTTCCAATAACAATTAATCTGAAATAGTTTCAATTGTTCTTCTCCCATGAGAGAAACAAATCTATATACGGATGGTTGGTAAGATATACTTGGTCTATATATTTGATTCGGAGATTGAAAAGAAGTAATAATATTAGCTATATTAGAATTACCTGATTGTGGTCCTACATTAACTCCTTCAAAATATACCTGTGAGGGTAAGATAGAAGTAGAATTAATAGGAATTGTGTTCGTTGTAAAATTTATACTTTCTACTGGGTTCCAAATTCCTACTGTTGTGTATGTTTGAGTAACCCCTACTGCTGGAACTTGGGTTGTTCCTATGGTAGGAAGATAGGTAAGATTTGTACCATTAAATGAAAATACTTGTAATTGAAAATTTTTACCGTTTGGCTGATTTGGTCCTAAATAAGTTGCTAAAAAGCTTTCCATTAATCCGAACATAGGAGCATTAAAATATATTCCTATACAATCAGTCGTATTAACAGTAGGATCATAACCAGCTTGGTCTGCATAAATTGTCATTAAATTAGTTTCTACTGAATATACTATTACTGGTGGATTATCGGTTGGAAGAACATCTCCTCCTGCTTGAACCACAGCCTTTAATTGTGCGAAACATGCATTAAATGTTTGTTGAAATAAATATACAACCCATTCATAAGAGAGAGTATTATAATAACCTGTACTATTATCCTGTAATTGTGGAACATTAGCACTTGGTGGTTGAGGTTGAATAGCATATAAATTTTGTGGTTGCCATTCTAAAAATGTTTGATTTTCATAAAGTATTCCTCCAATAGTAACTGATAAAGTAAATGAATAAATTGTTTCAGTAGCAGAAGTTGAACCAGGTTGAATAGTTGGTATCCAAACTGGTAATGAACTTGTATCTAATTGAAATCTTACTATTGAAACTTCATATTCATTTGCTGGTGCAGAAAGAAAAGGAACGTCACGTTGATTTGTAAAAGTAAGAGGTTGAGGAACAGTTTGAGTAGATGCTAAATTAACTGCTTGTAGATCTATGAAATAATAATCAAAAGCACTATCTTTATTACGAATATGAGCTGGTATTTGATTTGTTCCTCTGATAAGCTCATTTTTAAGAGTTTTATAAATAGGATAATTTTCATTAACATCTCTAACTAGATTAGATTTAGCACGATTCATTATATTATATAATTAGATTATAATATAATAAAATTTAACGCTTTTATTTCTTAATATATACTTTCTCTTGTAAGAGAGAAGAACCCATATGTTTCAAATCAGTTTCTAATTCTTCTTGTTGTTTGATTAAATCTTCGTATTTATGAGAAAGAAATAAATGTCTTAATCCTGATGTACTTAACTTTTTCTTAAAAATTCTATTTAATTTATGTGTAAGTTTGCTATTAGTCATTTTATTACCATTATTATCAAAAAGAAGATAATCGTTATCATTTACTTTTATCCATTTCTTTAAAATACTTTGAAGTTGTTTTGGAATTTCTTCTATTTGTTGTCCATATGTTGAAGAAGTTTTATATTTATTAAAGATAAATTTATTTTTTAATATATAATTCTCATTAGGATCTATATTTCTTACTTTCATGAAAATATAATCTCCACTTCTTCTTGGAGGAGTAAGAAGATAGAGAGAAAGAATAATATAATTAAGGATTTGTTGTTTATCATCCATAGTTAGATTTTTCTTCTTATAAGTATGATCTGCTATTTCTCTCGTTTGTTGATAAATATTATTTAATTCTTCTTTTGATAACCAATAATTTTTCTGTGTATGGTCTTTTACTTGCATCTTAATATTTTCGTTATAATGAGATATATCCTTATTCATTTGTTTTTGATAATTCGGGTTCATAGTAAGAATATATAAACTTGCTAAATAAGTTTTTCGTTTTTGTGGTTCATAATTTTCTAAAAATTTCATAATTTTCTCATAATTATTAAATAAATTAATATCAATAGGTATTTCTCCAAATACTTTATAAAATAAATTTTTGAGATTTGATGAATATGTAGCTAATGAACTATCTGCTAAATGGCTACGATTTTGTTTTAGTACTTCTTTGATCTTTTCCATAATAATATTATATGAGAAATTATTATTAATATATTATCGCATATTATTTCTTTTCTTTTTCTACAATATCTGGAAACATTTTATTCATTAAATCTTTCATTTCAAGAAGATAATAATTTATTAATTTATTTATTTGTGGGGTTAGGTTATTTGTATAAAAATCTTTTTCATGTTCATCTTCATTTCCAAATTCATCTACAAAATTATCCATTTTAATTTTAATTAATTTTAATAAAGTTCTTATAAAGAAATCATTTCCATTATATTCTAAATAATATAATTTACTATAATGATATTTTAACCAATTTACAATACATATTCTTTTATTTCTTAATGCTTCTATTGATTTACCTTGCTTTTCGTCTGAATATGTTTTAAATTGTTCTTCACTAAATCTTTGCATGAATTTATTAAGTTGGTCTACAATTAATTTTTCATCTTCTGTTTCATATTCATATTCATATCTTTCAAAGAAAATCTCATATTGATTTGGTACAGGTAGTTTATAATTTTCATCATCATCATCTTTGATAATTTCATTAGTTGGTTCTGATTCAATTTTTATTTCTTGTTCATCATCATCATCATCTGATAATTCTTCTTCTTCATCAACAACATCATTATCTTTTATCATTTGTTCTATTTGTAATATTTTACCATGACATTCTTCACAATGCATATCATATTGTTCTTCACCTTTATTAACTTGACATGAAATACAATAATTAATTTCTTCTTCTTCTTCTTGTACCATTATTTCAGTTTTATCTTCTTCGGATATTTGATTAAAATTCCTAACCGAAAGGTTAGGAATTGTTAATTTAATTTCTTGTATATCTTGAATTTCTTGGTTACCTTTATCAATAATAGTTTCAACCAAACTAATCATATTATCCATTTTTTCAATTTTATCATTTGCTTCTATTGTCTTAACAATATTATTAATAACTAATTTAATTGGTTCTTTCATATCCATAATATAATCATTATAATATTCTTTGAAATTATCTTTATCAAGAACAAATAATTTCTTTTCATTCAACCAACACATATATTCATAACATTCTTCAATTGTTAATTTTGGTTCTTCATTTGATCTTACTTCAACTTGTTTTTTTGATTTTTTTGGATTCTTGGTTTGAGAACTCTTTATTTTTGATTTTTCTTCTTTTGAGGGCGTTGCCCTCTGTTTATTCGCTTTTAGCGAATAAGCGTCCTTTTGTTTTTGTTCTTTGAGTTCTTTCTTGATTTGTTTCTCTTGATCTTTTTGTTCTTTGGTCTTTTTAATAGGTTTGGATTTATATACATTCATAACACCACTACAACCCTTATTATAATGAGTTGAAATATTCTTTTTACTCATATCAGGTTTATTACATTTCGGACAATTAATTCTTTCTACAACTTTTTTGGTTTCATTAATCATAACACAAGTTTCAGATACTGGGTTCATTACGCTTATATCTTACTATATAGTCTTACCTTTAAGTTAATATCATATAATATATATAATATTAAATATGGGTAAGAGTAGGAGGATACTTATATCTCTCAATTTTCTATTTTTTGTAAATCAGAATAAATACAAGACGTAAGATAATGTTGATATATTTCACATTTATTACGATGTGCTTTCATTCTAGAAGAATTACCATAATAATCTTCTTTTGTACATAGATCGCAACATTTTATTTTATCAAGAGCATTTTTCTTTGGTGGTTTTGGAAGAAGTGAATTAATACATTTCTTACTTCCTTTATGGGTTTTAAGATAAGAATTAATAAATACTTCTGCATTACATTCAGGACAATTCATTTTAGTAGTTGTATTGTATTTAGCTGTAAATTTATTATCATTTTGTAATTTCCAATAGTTTTCAGGTTCATCATGGATCAACCTCATTTCTTCATTAGTTAGTTTCATTTTATTCATTAACTCTTCATAGAAATCTAACTTTTTATCTTTATGTAAATTTCTTAATTCTATTGATAAACTTTCTAACATGACTGGATATCTAATGCGAAATTTTTGAATAATAAATCCTTCAAATGCTCGTAATACATTATGACATTTATCTAATATTTCATTATTTTTTGGTGGATTTTCCATTATGTTTTCATTAGACCAATCTACATTTTTAATTCGTTTCTCTCTTATAAATGATTTTATGCTTTGAAGAAAATTATCTATACAAATATTTATTTTATCCATGTTAAGTGGGGAAGATATGGTTTGAAAATCAATAAAGAAATTATCAACATTCATAATTATATAATAAAATTAGAATTCTCTAAATGATTATTTGATTATTTGATTATTCTACATTTTCAAGGGTACAAAATGGGTCATTCTACCTCTTTTTCTATATATCAGATACTTCAAGAAAAAATACGATAAACATTTTCTTAAATATAGTTTTGAAATTCCTTTTTAAAAATCAAAAATATTAGAATAATCAAATAATCAAATAATCAATTTATAAATTAACATTAAACATTATTTTCTTTATAAGACTAAAACAAGTAATAATCTATATTTCTTTCTTACCATTATAAAATCTTACTCAAAAATATATTATTTCAACATAGTCTTACTCTTACTTATTATTCATTATTATACCCGAAAATATGAGAATAATCAAATAATCAATTATAATTTCTTATTTTTAGTAAGAAGTAAGAACGAAAATATGAGAATAATCAAATAATCAATTATAATTTCTTATTTTTAGTAAGAAGTAAGAACGAAAATATGAGAATAATCAAATAATCAATTATCCAAATATTTTAAA